AAGAATACTTGAACATTTTAATGTTACTCGTAATTAAAATGCTAGTGAAAGGCTGTGAGGCAAATAGTACAATAGCGCCATTCGGCTTAATAATCCGCTTCAACTGTTCCCACATTGGTTCAAGCGGAATAACACTATCCCATTTACAAGCTGTTGTACCTATTCAGCCGTAGGGCGGATCACACAATACACAGTCCACAGAGTTGTCAGGGATATACTTCATCACCTCTAAACAATCTCCGTGTACTAATGTATTAGGTGAAATGCGCCCTACGAGCTGCACCTCCTTTTCATTAGTTATAGTGAACATTAAACAAAATACTCCTCTATATTATCTTTGATATTATCCCACACAATCTGAGACATATTGCTTTTACACCTGTTTTCAAACCAGCTCAGAAATTGTAAGTTGTCCAAACAATTTGTTCCTCCAACAGATTTAGCTATAATATGGTCTATTGATGGCTTTTTGTAGTGTTGGTAATTGCTAGTTTTCCACTTAGAATACACATTGTTAAACTGCTTATCATGGTAAAACTTCTCTATATACCCCTTGTACCAATTTTCATCTTCGCCCCATCTACCTCCTCTGTTGGTTATTACATCGTTTAAAAGCTTTAGTTTTTCAAAATCTTCAAACAACATTAACCATTGTAAATCTACTTTAAACCTTAGATGCGTTTGCATATTGTTGTACCTAAGTTCATTGTTGCACTTAAATTTTCTTACGCCCCTGAGATTAAGCGGCAATCTTAACTCTACTCCGCTTGTCTTTAATAACTTAGATATTGCTTTATGGTTTGTACCAAAAGACCTTGCAATGCCTCGCAAAGATTCACCTTCTGCATATAAAGTCTTTATTTCGCTTATCATCTCATCTGTAAAATTCACGCTTTACTCCACTTATCAGTCAACACCATATCCACGCTTCCACTAGGAATCTGTTGCATCCGTTCCAAGCAATCTCCTTGCATCAGCCACACACGTTCATTGTCGTCTAACATTTTCATTTAATACTCTCCAGCCATTTATTGTACAATCCTAACATACGTTTGCTGAGAATGCAAACATACATTTTCTCACCTTTGCGTACACAGCCACGGAACATCCACTGTAACATCTCTGACAAAGCAAAGTTGTCCTCATCAATTCCATATCCATAGTCTTGCAAGAATGCCTGCACAACAGCATTAGGATAGCGGTTCAAGCAATGCACAAGCAGCTTCTTGTTTGCAAGTTCATTGGTTGCACGGCAAGAGCAATCTACCCAACACTTGTTGATTACAGTGTTACCATACTCATCTCTAGCACCTTTGATAATGCTCTCTGGTTTGTATCCATTGGGGCTAATCTTCCGACTGTTTTTCTTGGAAGGATAAGCGTAAGTCTTGGGAAATGTGTACATCACATCTTCAGACTTCATTCCCAATGGTTTTGCTGTGCCTATGATTGCTGTCTCAATCGGCTTCAGCTTGTTATTAGACTCGTCGTACCAATTATACGATAATGAGCCAGTACGAAACTTGTTTGTGTATTCAAGACCAACAACTTCAATCAGTGAAGCAATCCTCTCCTTGACACCTTTGCCATCTACAGACACATCGGTAAAGTCTGCCGTATCAATTTTATGAAGCTGTAAGAACTTATCAAACACACTCCCTTTAAACAAGTAGCTAAGAACAATGAATCGTTCAGCAGCAGCAATCAGTTCAATTGGAAGCTGCACCACCATCATGTGTTGTGACCTTTTAGCCGCATACAACATACCCTCATCACACAACCACTTAAACTTCCCGTACTTGAAGCCGTTGTTAGGCACTTGCCGTATCCAACTAACCTTACCATTCTCATCATCAATAGAGATGGTGTTGTTGTCAAGCAAAAACTCTTTATCTGTCTTTGTGAAGCCATCCAACCCCGAGATGACATCTAGTTCCTCATCCAGAACAACAATGTACTTCTGTGATTTAATCCAGTCAAGATGGTGCTTAGTCATCTCGGAAAACAATGCGTGTGTACAACTTACGTTTTTACCTTCCTTTAGAAGTCTCAGGAAGTCTACACCTTTCCCACTGATTGTACGTTCAACACCATCCTCATCAAAATAAGTTGTCGTGGCATGTTCAGGGCTGTAGAACTTTGCATACTTACAACCATACTCTGTATCAGCAATTCTTCCTTCAGCTTCTGATAGTAGTGGTGTTACGTATATGTATCTTTGGTTTAAGTTGTTATCAAACCAGTTCAAGATAGCTGTTGTCTTACCAGAAGACATGATTGCATCCAAAATCTCTACTTTGTTAGTCATTTTCACCTCAAGTTAGTAGTAAGTTATATGGTTCTCTTATCTAAGATTTTTTAGGATAAGTTGTTATAAATCATCAACTTGCAAAGTATGAATATGGATGTGTACCACATTGACATCTTGTATATGTTGACTGATAAGACGCTTGACTTGGTTGAATTGTACACCATAACGCACCAAAGTCAATGGATAAGTGCTTAAAGTGTGCTATTAGTTATGCTTTTAGATAGGGCGTTTTGTTTGGCTTTGCCAACCAAGCCCGCTCTTGCTTTTGATCTTGCTTCTAGTGCTTTGATTCTGGTTAAGATTAATTTATTTTAATAAATAATTAAACTCTCTGCTTCTCTTATTTCTTTCTTTTCTTGTAACAAAGCTATTGACATACATAACAACCAGTGTTACATTCATCTTATGTAATCAATTACCGGAGATAGACAGTGTACACTTTACAACTACCATGTCAGACATGTTTTTGCGTGTTCGCTTCTACTGAAGAAGCAGAAGCTTACAAAGACAAGTGGTACGCAAAGACAAAGATTGATGTTGAAATTATACCAATGCCTTCAGACATAAAGGAAATCGTCTGTCCTGTTATAGACTAATCAATTATTGTTATCTGGAGCTACAACAGTGTTCGATCAATCAGTCTGGTGTTGTATCTGTGATGAAGCTACATCTAAAGCAGTTGTCTATGAAAGACCGGTTATAATGAACAGTGATGAAGTTTGGTGTGGTGTAGAACAACCTATTCTTCAACCTGTTGTTGGATACCTCTACTCTTGCGGCTGTTGTGGTTGTGAAACAGCAGACAACGGTTTATACGAACTCTGTCTTACATCAGTACGTCTTGCTAGACAGCAATATAAGTGGGAGAAGAGCAATGAAAGCACTTAGCTATACAGTCTACCAAGACAAGATTGTTTGTGTGATAAACGAGAACAATAAAACCAAAACAATAAACATCATACGTGATGGCAGCAATGTATTGAAGCTGCCAGATTGCTATCTTGAGTGGGATGGAACAGTTGTTGATGCTGTTCGTTCCCTGCTCTTTAAGCTCCGCATCAAAACAGATGTATGTATGATTGAGACAATTGATGCTTCTCCTGATTGTAGGTTGTTGTGGAAGCAACGCAATCTGGTTCATATCAATTCAAGATACAAGTTCATGTGGACTGTAGATACGAACAGCGAGATGTATCAGTGTTGGGACATGTTCAGTAAAGTCTTTGAACACCTTGGTTACACAGTTCACATGGAGTATGGAATATGCCCCTAGCTCTAATTATCCGTTATGCTCCTGCTATTGTTGTTGTGTGTTTAGGCTTTCACTATGCCTATGTACTGGATCAGAATGATACACTAAAACGCAATGAAGCCCTGCTATCGGAAAACATAAAGCAACAGCAAGTTGTGTTAGGTAATATCGCAGTCAGGACTGCTCAGCAACAGAAAGCAGTAGAGAGCTTGGAAGCAGAGCTTAAAGTAAAGCAGAAGCAAGATACAGGGAATGTTAAGAAGCTTTTGTCTAAACCAGTTCCATCTGGTTGTGCTGATAGCATGTCTTATCTGAAGCAAGAAGCTTCTAACATTGTGTTTGAATGAAGAGAATATCTGGAGATATAATGAATGGATTTTCTATTATCCGTTGTGTCTGTGTTGTGTGCATTGCCACAGCTATTAGTGCTTGCTCTACATGCAAGCCAGTATATGTTAGTACAGCTATCCCTGTTCCACCAGCACTGGCTAGACCACTTCTGGAAACATCAAAGCTGGATGTGACAAGCACAGATGGGGAAGTGGTGAGGGCTTATCGTGTTACGATAGAGCAATTGATTGGATATTCAACATCTCTTGAGAAGATTGTTGAGACGTATGACAAGCTGAGTAAGCAGAAATGACAGAGCGAGAGAAGCTGGAGAGCTACACTCACGAAAGAATGTCTCACTACATTGAGTTCCTATTCAACGCAGCTAGTGAGGATGTTCAAGAAGCTGTACTGATTCTCCTTGAAGATCATCTTGGTGAGAAGAGTGATGAGTTGTGGGAGCAAAGCAAACTGGTTGTTGACATGCTTCGGGATATGGATGAGCGCATGGCTACTCTACGGGAAGCCGATAATAAAAATAAGGAATAAATTATGAGATGCAAAGGATGTGATGTTGTCCTAACAGGACATGAGATTGGGCGGAAGCGTAAAGTTACGGAATATGGCAAGGACTACTGGTTTGAGGATGGGTTGTGTAATCGTTGTGTTGAATCCGCTTTCAGGCCACGAGATTACCATGAACATCAGTTGGAACATCTGACAGACCAGTTGTTTAGTGTGTATGGTGGAAGGTTTACGAAATATGATGAGTGATTTAGGTGAAATAGGCTATTGACAAACAACACATGTAGCCTTACACTTAAAAGGTAGACAGCATCTTTGTTATAATATAACATTCATTGATGATGGTTGTGATGCTGTTTCAATTCCGAGGCTTAGGCTTTCGTGACAAGACCTAGACAGGCTCCGAGCCTCTAGGCCAAGCCATGCAATTACAATATAAGGTTGGCTTGCGTTCAATGTGTGTTGGTTAATGGCCTGTGTCACGTATGTTGGCACAATCTGGACGATTGCTTCAGGCGCAATACACATTCTTATTTGCTGCGTATGCTACACTGATTGTAGCTTTGACACGGAACCGCTGGAAGCAACGGTTGAGCGCAGCACACTTTATTCCGAACACACCAGCCATGCATATGGTCAAGTTTACTTGGCTCCGCACAAATTGTGCTGGTTCTTTATTTGCCACAACCTCCTCTCCCGAACGAATGTAGCGGTGATGAACGTGGCTTATTTTGCCACGTACCGTCCTGCAAGGACTACCCATTGAGTACAAGGGCGTAGCCAACACCGGGCTTTCAATAGGTGATCAAACACAGCTTGTTGTTCGTGGGAACTAAGGCACTCCAAACGCCCCAAGAGGAGTTCGACTCTCTTACTCGCTGCCAAATACGGAAGATAGCGCCTTGGGGGCGAAACTGTCTTGAAAACTGTGCCGGTGTAAAAGCCGATCGTTCGATTCGATTATCTTCCGCCAAACAATCCTTTGTAGTGTCAGTGATTAGCATTTCGGTTTTGTAGTCCGAGGGGTTGGGTTTTGGCTTTTTACCAATCATCCCGACAAAGGCTCCAATTAATTTATAAAAGTAATTAAACAAGGAGAAGCTGAATGTCAGCCGAAGAAATAGTGTTGGCTTCACCTAACCCAAATAAAGGTGGACGCCCTAGTAACAAAGAGAAACCCCTTGGTAGGGCTTCCAATACAATGGTTGCTCGTAAGCTCGGTAACGTAGCTCCAGAAGCTATGGACTTGATTATCGAAGCCATGCGTAATACACAAGAGCCAATGGAGAGGCGCACCAAGAATGCCCAATGGATTGTAACGACAATGATGAACTCCCTGAAAGAAGTGGATCGTCAAACATTGCAACAATATACGATTGAGCGTCTGAAGAAAGAGAACGGGAAAGAACTTCCTGAAGTGCAGGATGATGACGAAGACAGTGGTAATGCTGTATTCAGCCTCTCTATTGTCAAATAATTTAGGAGACTGAAAATGGCTATGAAGAAAACTGCTTCTGCTAACCTGACACAAGCACTTGGCGCTACGATTATTGAACTGACAGAGAGTGGTTTTACCAGTCAAATCACTGTTGGTGGAACGGCCACTAGCGGAACCGTTGCTTTTGAATATCGCAACAACGGAACATGGTTTACATTGACTGATAAATACGGAACTGCTCTTGTTATCAATATGGCATCCAACACACGAGCTTATATGGCTTATGGTGCTTTTGATGCTATTCGTGTCACCCCTACATCCATTGCTGGCGGCTACTACATTGTAGAAGTTATCAGTGCTGAAATTTAATTCTACAGGAGAATAACATGGTTGGTGTATATGTTGAACCTGTAGGGGTTGGTGGAGGGGATGATGCCTCTTTCACACAAGCCGGAATGCCATCAGCCTCTGCTGTAGCTTCTGGTACTGTTGTTTACAATTCGACATACGGCGTGAACATGCGCTCAAACGGTACGCGATGGGTTCCGAGCGGGCCTTTTACGGTCGATCAAGGTACACGCTCTGATGTAGTCACAGGGACTATTGCTGAATCACTGATGCACAGCGTGGATGTAAGTGATGCTGTGCGTTACATGGGGCCGAAGGGCCGACTGCATATCGTTGCCTGTTGGAATTGCACTTCCTCTTCAAACGCAAAAAACATTCGTATTCGTGTCGGGAAGACTGCGGGGACTTCGGGTACGGCTATTTTTGACAGCACTGTACTCGGCACGTCAGGAGTTGTAGCAGATAAAATCTTGTATGCGCGAGGTAGTGAGTCTGCTCAGGGTGTAAGTGCAGCGGCTGGCCCGGCTAACGGAGCGTTCGGCGGGCCTGTTTCGATCACAACGCTTAATTTTGCCCCGGGTGGGGATGACATTTATGTGTCCTTCCTCGCTGCGCCAGTTGGCGCTGGTGAAACCTGTACGTTTAATTGGTATTCAATCATCGTTGATCCGGGGTTCTGACATGAAAACGATTACGCGCACGCTTGATTTAAATGGGGATCAGATTCTGTCTGAACCGATACCGCAAGACTCTTTGCGGAATGTATGGGTGGGCGACACCTGCACTGTATATGAGCAAGGTGATGAATTGCCGGGGCTTGTAGATGTCAAAGAATAAGTATTCTGTTGCTGAGCAAGTTCACAGGGAAGTGAACTTCAACATAAACTATGTTTCGGATGACGAGAACTACGGGACACCGGAATACTGGACTGAAGCCATAAGTCGCGGTGATTGTGAAGATTATGCTTTGACTAAAAGGGTAAAGCTATTGTCCCTTGGTTGGAAAGAAGAAGATATTGCCTTGTGCATTTGTATTACTGAAACAGGGGATGGACATGGTGTTCTGTGGGTGGATACCGATAAAGGTGGATTCATACTAGATAACAGATATGAATGGCCAATGGTTCCATCATCCTTACCATACAAATGGATTAGTATTCTCAGAGGTGGTAAATGGTACGAGCTATCTGGTTGGCATTGATTATTTCTGGTTGTGCTGGACAACATGGACAATCACCAATTATCGGCAAGGAATCTCAACAGCCATATGGACATGCAGAGTATTGCCAAAGGAATATAAGCAGTTCTTTGTGTAAGTAATGTATTGACAACTGGAAGAACAGTGTTATTCTGTTTTTATGGAAAGCATTTTCAGCAATAGCTGATACAGAATTAGTGGATAGGATGGCCGTCCGATAAGCGTCTTTGCCAACGCTTCCACTTCTAATTAATGGCAACCCCTGAAGGCAATCAAGGAATAATTTTTATGGCAATGTACGGCATTAACGATCAGAAATACCCCTCTCGCCAACCTGATGGAAAGACAAAGAAAGAGTACAACCTCTGGTGCGCTATGTTGCACCGTTGTTACAGTAAAAGATTTCACTCGCAAGATAATAACTACGTCTACATTGGCTGTACGGCTAGTGAAACCTTTAGGAATTACTCTCTATTCTATGAATGGTGCCAGACACAGGTAGGTTTTGGCGAAGAAGGCTTCTGTCTTGATAAGGACATCCTTTCAAATGGTGTAAAGGAATACTCGGAACAGAATTGTGTATTCGTTCCACAAGAGATAAACAAACTACTGAATAAGCACAAGATACATCGCGGTGAATACCCGATTGGTGTTAGCCGGTACAGTAATACAAAGCTAATGGCTGGTTTCAGCGGAAACGGTATCAAGAATAATTGCCTTGGCTATTTTGACACACCTGAAGAAGCCTTTGCTGCATATAAAACGGCAAAAGAACAGTATGTAAAAACTGTCGCTGAAAAATGGAAACATAAAATTGACCCCAGAGTTTACCAAGCAATGTTGAACTATCAAGTAAATGTAACGGACTGAGGGTTACAGAGTATTTGGAGCAACTATGACGGTAAAGGTACAAAAAGAAATCATTGGCCCAAAGAGCCGAAAGCAACAAATGTTCCTTGAGTCGGATGCTGATGTTACAATTTTTGGAGGCAGTGCTGGCTCTAGCAAGTCATATTCTGGAATTATGGGGTTTCTTCCTCATATTCAATATCCGAACTTCCGTGGGCTGATTACTCGACGAACTACACCACAGTTGAAAGGTAGCGGTGGTATTTTAGACACAGCCAGTCAACTATTCAAGAAGATTGACCCGAAAGTTCGGTGGAAGAGTCAAGAGAATAAGTTTGTGTTTTCAAGTGGTGCAGAGATTCATTTGCGTCACTTTGAATACATGAAGGATAAAGATAACTTCCAAGGTTTGCAAACAAACCACATTCTTGTTGATGAAGGCGCACAGTTTGAAGAGGACATGGTTACGTACCTCATGTCTCGCCTTCGTAATCCTTCCTGCCCACAAGTAAAACCTAGAATCTGTATCACTTGTAATCCAGACAAGAATAGCTTCCTTCGCAAGTGGCTTGACTGGTGGATTGACCCAGCTACAGGGCTACCAATTGAAGAAAGATGTGGTGTAAAGCGTTGGTTTATTCGTAAAGATAATACTACATATTTTGCTGACACGCCAGAAGAGTTGATTGAAAAATACTCCAGTATTTATTTCAAAGTAATTCCAATGAGTATGTGCTTTATCAATGCCACCATCCTAGACAATCCAACATTGATGGAGATTCAGCCAGATTATGTCGCATTCCTTCAAGGACTTCCCCGTGTTGAACGAGCAAGACTTTATTCAGGCAATTGGGATGTTACTGAGGAAGCAGCGGGGTATTGGAAGAAAGAGTGGTGTGAAATTATTGATAAACCTCCGCTGGATGCCGTCAAGGTAGCTCGGGCATGGGATATTAGTGGCTCTCTTCCATCAGAGCTTATGCCAAATCCTGACTGGACTGCCGGTGTCAAAATCTCCAAAGATAAATATGGAACATATTACATTGAAGATGTAGTAAGGTTTCGTGCCAGACATGGTGAAGTCTTTGAGAGGATGTTAGGGACTGCTAGAGAGGATGGGGAAGATTCCTTAATTGTCATACCTCAAGACCCCGGAAGTAGTGGAAAACAATATGCTTCCACACTTATCCGTGACTTAGCTGAACGTGGATTCTACGCTAAATCAAAACACACATCCAAATCCAAAGTACAACGCTTTGCACCATTCTGTGCAGCTTGTGAAAGCGGGAATGTGAAGATTGTTGCTGGTGAATGGAATGACGCATTCATTGAAGAATTAGAAGCGTTTGATGGAAGTAGGCGTGTAAAAGACGATTAACAAACTGGTTGTCTATAAACTTATCTAATTCGGTGGACATCTCATTGAGACAATACCGAGCGAAGCCCTTTTAATAAGGGATCGTGTGACGGTCATCGAAATGGCTGCTGGAGTCTTTTCAGCAGGAACAGAGTAGAGTAGCTTCAAGCGAAGCGAAACGGTAAGCCCACTAATGGTGGTGAAGATATGACCTCATCTATGCGGCGACGTATAGCAGTGGAGCATTATTAATGCCTCCCGGCAATAAGTGTAGCGACTTATTGTGAAGATTTTGCAAGTAGACGCAGCAGCAGACGCTTTCGCAATGTTAGCCTCCGGTATCAACATTCCAACATTCACTCTACCAGAATCAACATCCACTTCACGATTTGGTTTTGCTTAATTAAAGGAGAGAAGCCTTATGGCTGAAGAAGAGCTAGAAGATTTCACTCAATTAATCAGTGATTCTGGTGTGCCAATCCCTCGGATGAAAATGAGTGAGATTGGTACAAGTGGTTTGAAAGTGAGTAGCGGGATTATATATGAAGAAGCAAGGCGTGAATTACGTTGGCCAGATTGTATTAAGACATACAAAGAGATGCGTAAGGACACTACTATCTCTGCTGCCATTAAAGCCTATGAGTTAATGATTAGCCGTGTCAAATGGGACGTAGAAGCCTGTGAGGATGCAACAGACCAACAGAAGCTTCGTGCTGAATACATTGAATCTGTCATGCACGACATGGAAGGAAGTTGGTTCCAATTCATTAAGGAAGTGGTTAGCTACTTGACGTTTGGTTATGCTGTCATTGAGAAAGTACCGCGCCGGAGGCGCTACGCTAACGGCAGCAAATACAATGATGGATTTGTAGGGTTAAGAAAGCTTGCTCCACGTAGTCAAGATAGTATTACCAAGTGGGTGTTTAGTGAAGACGGCAGAGACTTGATTGGTCTTGAACAAACTGTCCTGAATCAGAATGGATATGTTCGCTACGTCAATGCAGGCTCTCCAATCTACATTGACCGTGACCGATTCATGTTGTTCCGTGCTGACACAACTAAGGATAATCCAGAAGGGGTTAGCCCTTTGTCTAATTGTTACATTGCCTATCGTTTCCGTAAGGAATTGGAAGAGATTGAAGCTGTTGGCTACAGCAAGAACATTAACGGTGTTCCGATTGTATGGCTGCATCCGAAGTACATGGCTGACGATGCCAGTGAGAGCGACCGCAAGGTATATCTTTATTATCAGAACATGGTTCGCAACCTTCAAATGAATGAGCAAACAGGTATTGTGATGCCTCTCATGTATGATGAAGGGCGAAACAAGATGTTTGATTTCCAGCTTCTGTCTGTAGACAATACAACGGCTCAACACATCGCAGCAGCTATTACCAGATGGGATAACAAAATCCTCACAGCACTTCATAGTGATCTACTCAAGCTCGGGCAAGATGCTGTTGGTAGTTATAGTTTGGCTGACAGTAAGAGTAACATGCTGGCAATGGGCATTGAAGCCCGTCTCAAAGAAATCCAAGATGTCCTGAATAATGATCTTATTCCGTGGCTGTATAAAATGAATGGTTGGCGTGATACAGAAATGCCTAAGTTTGTTTATGGTGATTTGGATGAGATTGACCTTGAAGGGTTTAGTAAAGCTATTCAGCGTATCAAGGCCGTTGGACTGATTGCACCTACACCAGAGAATGTAAACTACATTGCTGAAATCCTTGGCTTGCCGGGAGAAGTGGAAGATGACATGGATCAAGAAGAACTGAATATTCTGCTTGGTAAGCCAACATCAAGAAGCGGCGACGGACTTGAGAAAGGTTCTGGCAACGGCACTTCAGACGAAGTAGCTGCTGAAGATAACAGCGCTATGAATGCTGATAACAAGGCATAGAGATAAAGGAGAACTACAATAATGGGGAAGTTGTTAAGGTTGACAAGCATCCTATACAACACCCCTCATTTGATGCTTCCAGCATCTCTTGAGCGAGTGTTTACTTATCTGGATGATCGTAATAATCATGCAGAGCTTGCAGTACAGTTGGAAAAGAAACCAAAAGAACGAGTCCTACAATACGTAGCTGAAACACAAGTTGGTGTTTTAAGTGTTAGTGGCCCGCTGACATATATTGAATATGAAGCAATTTGTGGCGAACAGAATAGTTCGTATCAACAGATTGTGGATGACTTCGATAAGCTGTGCAGCATGGGCGCTAAAACGATTGTAATGGATGTGGATAGTCCGGGGGGAATGGCCTACGGAATGACGGAAACAGGTCGCTATCTTCGCAAGAAAGCCGATGAACGTGGTGTTCAATTAGTCGCATACGTTGACGGGTTGAGTGCTTCCGCTGCTTTTGGTTTGTCTGTTGCTGCACATGAAATCATTGCAAACCCTGATGCTGAATTAGGGAGTGTTGGTGTTGTTGTAAAGCTTAGGAATATGAACAAGGCCATGAATAATGCAGGTGTTGAAGACACTTATATTTATGCTGGCGACAGTAAGATTCCTTTCAAAGAGGATGGCAGTTTCAGGGAAGATTTCTTGTCTGACATCCAATATAAAGTCGATGCTCTATATCAGCAGTTTACACAGTATGTTGCGGATATGCGGGGAATCGACGTAGGTGTTGTTAAATCTACTCAAGCCAAAGTGCTGCTGGCGCAAGACGCTATCAAACTTGGGTTCGCTGATAAGGTGATGACACGAGAAGATTTTAGTAACTATCTAGCTGACCTAGTGGAGAAACCTATGCGATTCTCTTTCAAATCTAAAGGGGAAAATAAAAACATGACTACTGATGTCATTGAACAAGAAGCTGTTGCTTCGCTGCAAGCTGAGTTTGAAGCTACTGTAGCAAAGAATAGCGAACTGGTTGCTGCTCTTGCTGCACAGAATGATGCGTTTGAAGCTGCACAAGCTCAAGCCGCTGAACTGCAAAAGACTGTAGCTGCTGCTCAAGAACAAATTGCTCAGATGCAAGCTGCCGCTGCTAAGGAAGCTTCTGACAAGCGCCTGACTGCCCTGCAAGCTGTCGTTGACCATGATCAAGCCGCTGCTCTGCATGTGTCGCTGGCTACTCTGGATGACAAGGCTTTTGCTACGGTTGTTGCTTCGCTGCAATCCAAAGCTGTTGATGAGGAAAAGGCTTTTGCCGAAAAGGGAATCACTGGTGCAGAGTCTGAGCCGGTTGAGGAAGATAAAGCTGCGGCCATTCTGAAGGCCAAATATGCTGCTAAGAAGCAGTAATTACAATAACACAAAAGGAGAATGAATATGGCTGCTCTTCTGGCAACCGAAACTGCACGCTTGGGTAATGTCCTGAAGTATGAGTTTGAGCGTGAAATGGGTTTTTGCCGCAAGGCTGTAACCGCTTACGAATCTGGTGCTAAGACCTACACCCCCGGCACTATTCTGGGTAAGACTCTGGTCAGTGGTTCTGCTGCTGCTGTGGCTGGTGGTGATAATACTGGCAACGGCACTATGGGTACTATCACTGTCTCTGCTCATGCAAAGATTGGTCAGTATATCCTGCGTGTCACTGTTGCTTCCAGCAACGCTGGTGCATTTGAACTGCTGAACTCTAGTGGCTCTGTCATTGGTACTGGTAATGTGGCTTCGGCTTTCGTTGGCAACGGCTTGGCCTTCACGCTGGCTGACGGTTCTACTGACTTCGTTGTTGGTGACACCTTCACTATCACCGTGACTGGTACTGAAAAGTACAAGATTCTGGAAAACACTGCATCTGACGGCTCTGCTGCTTTTGCTGGTATGTACATCGGAACTTCGCTTGGTCTGGGTATTGACACTGCTGTGTCTGCTACTACCGACACCACTGTGTTGATTCTTGAGCGTGGCCCTGCTCTGGTTGCTAAGAATGCCCTCACCTTGGGTGCTTCTGTTGACACCGCCGCAGAGAAGAATGCTGTGTACGCTCAAATGGCTGCTGTCGGCATTATCGCTGAAGCTCAAATCTAATAACAAGGAGATAAGATAATGGCCGTGGTAAGATCATATACTGACGCTTTTCAAATCATCGACCGCACACCGGAAATCAACCTGATTCCGAATCAGTGGGGTATTATCACTCAATCGGGTATCTTCCCGACTACCGAAGGTATCACCACCCCGGTAGTGAGTATGGAACAAATCACCAAGTCTGGCGCTGTTATGGTTGACCGGATTCGTGGTGAACGTAACAACGTTTCTAAGGATTATGTGCGTAAGCTGTATTCCTTCAACGTGCCTCACTTCCCGCTGGATGACGTACTGAAGCCGGAAGATATTCAGTCTCGCTCTGCTTACGGTACTGTTGACCAAGCTGAACAAGAAGGCTTGGCTCTGGCTCGTAAGATCGAACGTATCCGCATGTCGCACATGCAACTGAAAGAGAAGGCATTTGCTCAGTTGCTGGCTGATGGTACGATTTATGCGCCTAACGGTTCTGTGTCTACCAACTTCTACACTGAGTTTGGTATCACCCGTAAGGAAATTGATTTCGTGTTTGGCACTGCCACTACCGACATCATGGGTAAAGTGGAAGAAGGTATTGCCCACATCATTGATAACCTGCAAGCAGGCGGTGAAGTGGCTACTGGCTTCGTTGCTTTCTGTTCTCCGGGTTTCTTCAGCAACCTGATTAAACACGCCAAGGTGCAAGCTGCCTACACCTACTACTCGTCCACTCAAGAGCCGCTGCGTCAGCGTCTGGAAAGTGCTTTGCCGATGGGTACTCGTGTGTTTGAGTTTGGCGGCATCCGCTTCATCGAATATCGTGGTACTGATTTCGGTGGCACTGCCTTTATGACCGCTAACGAAGCACGCCTTGTGGCAGCAGGCACGATGGATGCTTTCGGTGTGTATGCTTCTCCGGCTGGTACGATGCAGCATGTGAACACGGTTGGTCAAGAAAGCTACTTGTTCACTCACCGTGACCCGATTGATGGCTCTGTCATCATCCGTTCGGAAATGAACTTGTTGGCAGTTGCTCGCCGTCCGGCTACAATTGTGCGCCTGTATAGCTCTACCTAATACTTGCATACAGTACAGCCGTATGCTACTCTGGTGTTTTAAGGGAGGAGTTGAAGATGGCTGTATATGGTATTGGGGTGTACGAAAAGGGGAAGTACGTCTCTAAGAGAAGTGGCTCCCCTACTAAGTGCTATAGAACATGGCAGGGGATAATTGAGAGGTGCCATCACCCAGACAGGCTTGAGAAATATCCAACATACGCAGATTGTAAGATTGCAGATGAGTGGTTAAGTTTTCAAGTGTTTGCTGAATGGTGGCACAACCAACCATTCCATGGCTGCGATGGTTATCACCTAGATAAAGACCTGCTGGTCAAAGGAAATAAAACCTACGGCCCGGATTTTTGTAGGTTTGTTCCGGCAGCATTAAATAATTTGTCAACGTCTTGTAAGGCATCTCGCGGTAAACACCCTGTAGGGGTTTGCAGAGAAACAAACAAAGATGTGTTCAAGGCATATATTAAAATCCGTGGAAGAAACAAACATTTAGGGCATTTTAGCACAACAACAGAAGCATTTAACGCATACAAGGTGGCTAAAGAGAAGTACATTAAAGAGTTGGCGGAAGAGTATAAAACACTCATTTCTGCCGATCTTTATGCTGCAATCTTGCAGAGAACTGTTGAAATTGGTGACTAAATACAATAGCCCCAGAAGGGGCTATTGTTCAAGGATATTCCGTTTAATGTATTCATTTAGGTACGTTACACGTTGAGTGTATTTGAACAATAGAATAACAAACAAAGGAGAATAGCAATGGCGTACACCGGATCGCCCGCTACAAGTGCTGTGGATAGGGTGAGACTCGCTTGTGGTGATATTGATACGACATTAGTTTTCCTTGATGATGCTACATATCAGTATTATCTTGACAAAAACAGCGGTAACGAGAAACGTACAGCAAGAGAACTGATGCCAGTCATTCTTTTCTCCCTTGCCAAAATGCGTCGTGAACGTGCTTATATGGTGGAGGTGTATGGTGCGGATACATTCAATAACTACATGCAAGCTATTAAACTCGCTCTGGCAAATCCGGCAATCTTTGATGTTGAGTTTACACCGTATGCTGGTGGCATTAGCCGTAGTGATATGCAAGCAAACAGTGATGATACTGACACGTTGTCACCAAAAGTCTACCGTGGTGTAACAACAGATGGTGGAACACCTGATTATTTCAATAAAGAAGTTTGGGTGGCATCTGATGACTCTGTAGGATTTTAATCATGGCTGGCAGTAATAGACTTGGCTATGAAATTAAGACAGATTATAAAGGGCTGGATGCTTTGTGGAAACGTCTACAAGACTTAAATCAGAAAGACATTCAATACGGCTACTTTGAAGATAACAGATACACTGAAGGCGATAGGGCTGGAACACCAGTTGCTTCTATTGCTTGGCAGCATGAAACTGGAATGTCTGATAATGCAGCAGGGCCATCTAACGAGGCTGTCATCTTCCCTGCTCGTCCTTTCTTCACTCAATCACTTGAGAAAGCTAAATGGTTTGTAAGGCAGTCAGCACCGTCTGTATTCCTAGCCTCGTTTCAAGGGAAGCAAGAGAAGAGCTTTGTTCAGATGGGCCAGTGGTTGAAAGAGAGTATTCAAGATACGATTGATGAACAGAACTTCGTACCAAATGCTGCACTGACTGTGGCGTTGAAAGGACATAACAAAATCCTTGTTGAAACCGGAACACTTCGTAATAGTGTTGAAGCCAAGATTGTAAACAGTGATGCCTACGGCAAGCGCAAGAAGGAGGTGGGAATATAATGTCAACACCTTTATTTCTTAGTGTTGGGAAAGCAACATACACGTTCACAAGACGCGCTGGCAGCTACGTTAATGGACGCTGGCTAGATGGAACAGCTACAACATTCACAATCAAATGTAACATCCAGCCAAATGCCGCTGGCAAGATGACAAGGTTGCTTCCCGAAGGGGATAGAAGCCGATATTCAATCTTCATTATAACTGATGGTATTGCACAGTCACTTAGAACCAGTAAGGAAGGGACTGGGTTGTTGAAAGGCGATGAATTGGTATGGAACGGGGATGTCTACGAGATTCGTGAAGTGAATCTATATAATCTTGGTGTGTTGGATTCTTACCAAGCACTAGCTGTCCGTAAAGAGGTGGCTTAATGGCCAAGATAACAAACAGTAATTTCACATCAATTGAAGATAGCTGCTACACGGCATTGACATCCGTTGTCAGCGGCGTGACAGCTTATCTGGATATGCAGAATGGTGTTGAGCCGGTTACGCCATATTGCCATATATTTGTTGTAACTGAAACACCAACAGGTATGGCCAGTGAAAGTGCAACAGTGAACAAGACAACCAGAATAACAACAATGTGCCAGCCATATGAAGCTCTTGTACGGTTTGTGTTTGTTGGTAAAGATAAGCAATCCGGTGGTAGTGATACAAACGCTGCCAACTATGCTGAAGATTTTCATCTGAAGATGCAGAGCATTTATTACAGGGCGTTGTTTGCTGACAATGGAATGAGTGTATTACGTGTAAGTCCTAACAGGCGTTCACAACAAAAAAGAGAAACAGACATCTATTCAGTATCAACGATTGATTTGTCGCTGGCTTACGACAAACACCTGTCTGTTACGTTCCAGACAATTGACCACGGGGAGATTAACGGAACATTAACCGAAGCCAATAATGTAGACGGTACGTTGCCTGTAACATTTACCTATTAGGAGATTAAAAGAACATGACTGTTCTAAAAGATTTGATTAACATCACGGTGAGCCGTGAAACTGCTACAGTGCAGCGGGCTTCGTTTGCAATCCCTTGCTTCATTGCTTCCCACGTTGCTTTCTCTGAACGTGCCAAGGAATATAACAGTGTAACTGAAGTGGCTGATGATTTTGCTTCTACGTCTAATGTTTACATTGCCGCACAGAAGTATTTTGCACAAGACCAAGGCTTGCAAACTCTGGTTGTTGGTCGTCGCCATGTACCGGGTGTTGTAATCACCCCCTCCGTTGTTAATAGCGCAACTTACTCTTTCAATCTGGAAGGGGAAGCAATCACTTATACCGCTGATGGCGACGCTACCGCTGCTGAGATTGTGGCTGGCTTGCAAGCGGCTATTACGTCTGCTGGCGTTACTGGTCTGACTGTCGGTGGAACTACTACGCTGACTATTGCACCTACCGTTGCTGGCACTGGTTACGCAATCAAGGGGTTGTCGTCCAATTTGTCTCTGGCCAATGATACTGTCACGGAAACTTGGGCTGATGCAATCACTGCTGTTCGTAACTTGAATGATACATGGTTTGTGATGTCTGCTGATAGTCACTTGGATGCTGACGTTCTGGCCATTGCCGCTGCTATTGAAACGCTGGATAAGATGTATGTGTTCTCCAGTCAAGCTAGTGCAGTAAAGACTTCCTCTACTTCTGATATTTTCAGTCAAGTGAAGGCTCTGAACTATGACAATACGTTCTACATCTGGAATGGCTCTGCCGACACCAATTTCATTGAATGTGCTTGGGCTGGCTACTTCGCTGCTCAACAGCCCGGCTCTACGCACTGGTGCTACAAGACGCTTTCCGGTATTACAGCGGATGCCTTGTCTTCTTCTGAAGCCAATTACATCAAAGGTAAGAACGGCTCTACTTACGAAGCCAATATTGGTGGTAGGGATGTAGTGATTGGTGGAAAGGTGAGCGTTGGTGAGTGGATCGACACGCTGATATTTGTGGCTTGGATGAAGGCTCGTATTGCTGAAGGGATTTGGTTCCAACAAGTGAATAGCAAGAAGATTAGCTACACCAGTAAAGGTGCTGCTGTTCTGGAAGCTGAGATTCGTCGCGTTCTGGCTGAAGGGATTCAAGTTGGTGGCTTGGCCGATAGTCCTGCCCCTTCTGTGACTATTCCAAACATCCTTAACATTTCGTCTGCTGTACGCGCTACTCGCGTCCTGCCCGACATTACATTCACGGCTCGTTTGGCTGGTGCGATTATGTACACCACCATCTCTGGCACTGTGACGGCTTAATAGGAGGATACAAGAAATGGCATCTACTCGTACTTCGACGTATTCTCCGTCTGACGTAAATGTTGTGATTAGTCAGGAAAGCTCTGGCTTGGTGCATGTGATTGCTGGCTATGCTGATGACAGCCACATTAATGTTGAACGTGATAGTGAAACCTACGAACACGTAACTGGTGTTGATAACATCGCCACTCGTGTCTACAAGGCTAACACTTCTGGTAAAGTTACTGTGTCTCTTGGCCAAGGTAGCGCGTCTAACGACATTCTGACCATGTTGTACCTGAATGACAAGGCCAGCAAGAACAGCGATGGTTTGTTCACACTCACTGTTAAGGACGGCTCTGGTCGTTCTGTTGCGTTCGCTCAAGAAGCCTATATCGGTGTTGTACCTAACAGCCAATACGGTAACAGCCTGAACAACCGTGATTGGGTTTTCCATTGCACTCAGATGGATGACATCATTGGAGGTAATGGTCTTATCTCTGCTGAAGATGTTGCTGCAATTACACTGCTTGGTGGTGCTGTCCCTGCGGAATGGCAAGCCTAATAGCTTCTAGGGAATAATAATAAGGGGAAAGGATTCCCCACTCTATCCAAGGAGAGACAGGAAGATGTACACCTATTCCCCAAGTGATGTAAGTATAACCTTTGCGGGTGTTCCGTTAGAAGGGTTTGATATAACGAATGTTGTCCGTATCAAGCGTATTGACCCTCTGTACACAAGCAAGCGGGCAATGGATGGAAGTGTTGCTGTGACGCAACAAAGATATAGTAAGTGGCAAGTGAATGTTTTCCTCGCACAATCCAGTAGCAGTAATGACCTACTTAATGGTGTTCAAAAACTATTGTTTGCTTCAAACATCAAAGAGCTTCAGTTCCTTCCTTTGATTATCAAGGATAACAGCGGGACAACGATGTTCTTTGCCAAGGATGTGTGGCTGGAAGAAGTTCCAGAAATGGAGTTTGGACAATCCCTCTCTGTAAGAGAATGGGTTTTCACATGTAATGATGTTGAGTGTATCATTGGTGGTAATGCTGAAGACTTGACTGGTATCACAGAGGCTGTTGCAGTCATCTCGTTGTTGCAGTCAGCTTATGAAAGAAGTAGTACATTAGTGCGCTCTTTACGGAGTCTTAGATAATGTCATCCACAGTATATGATCCGTCTCAAAATGTTGTAGTGATTGGTGGCTACCCTTTAGAGGGAGTTACATCAATCAAGGTAAAGCGAGGAAATGATTCTTTCAAAGTGATTGATGGAATCCACCCCTTGTATTCAGCCAGAGTGAGAAACTTCACTCGCCCTTTTCGACTAAATGTCAAACTGTTGCAGACAAGCGAAAGCAATCTGATTCTGCAACGTCTATATGCCTCGTCCGAGGTAAATACCAACTCATTCTTGCGAGTTGAAGTAGTGAGCAACAACGGCTCTGGAACGCAACAATCAAACATCTCGTCTCACGGTTATATTATTTCTGCTCCCGATTTAAACAGGGAAATGGAAGCGATGGATACCGAATGGGAGTTTGTTGTGAATGCTCTTGAGTTCTCGTCCCTCACAGACCTAATCTACTAAATAAGGAAACACAAACAAAATGGCAATTACACAATCCGATGTCCATGTTGATGGCGTTGATTACAAGATTACTCAATTCCTTGCTACGAAGGCGCTTGGTATTGAAGTGAAACTGATGAAACTGCTTGGCCCTTCCTTCATGGAGTTGCAGAAAGCTTCGCAAGATGAAAATGCACAAGAGGCTGTATTGACGGCAGCTATTAACACACTGATCGAACAGTTTGATAAGGTTGATGTTGTAGCCCTGATTAAAGAATTGATGTCTGGTGTTACCAAGGGTACGGCAGCTATTAACTTCGACCATGAGTTTGCTGGTCGTACTGGCGCATTGATTGATTTGATTAAGGAAGTGCTGAAAGCTAACTTCTCAGATGTTTTTTCAAAGCTAGGTTTAAGCATCGGGGCTTAAATACTAGCGAAGCTGATACAGCTACAAGAGGGTTGTACAAAGAGATTGAAGATAAGTTCACTGTTGATGTTCGTATTCTCAATCTCTTGTCTGCTGAAGAAAGGTACTGTACGTATCACGAATTACAGACTGTATACTCCCTGCCCGACTTTTATGACATGATGGAAATGATGGAAGTGAATACTGCCTTGAGAGAGGATGGTAGGCGTAGAAGCCAAAAAGAACAATAATGAAACACAAGGGAGAAGGGCATGGAACTGGCAAAGCTATTTGCTACTGTAGGATTTAAAGTAGATACAGCAGGCTTGACTGAGTTCCGTAAGGAAATGTCCGACCTAAAGGTTCAACTGAAAGAAGCTGCTGTGTCAACAGGGAAGTTGAAGAATCAGCTTACTGGATTGACAGCACAGTTTAAAGCTTTCCAACGAATGACTGACACTCGTGGCGTTACGAAGTGGATGGAAGGGATTCAGAAAAGTATCGTCCACCTCAACAACATGCAAAATCAGGTTGGTGGGAATGCTCAACGCTCAACTCATTGGGCTGATCAGTTCTCTGCATCTATCCTGAAGCTTCACCAAGCTCTTGTAGGGCGTAGGAACGAGGTTGCTGAGTATGCCCAAGCGGTTGTACACCTTGCAGCTAGTTTCGAGCGTCTACGGGCTGCTACAGCCGGTATGCAACGCTTCCGTCAAGTTCCAGCCAATGCTGTTCGTGGTAATAACGGGAATGGTGGACAGGGTGGTGGACAAGGTGGCAACCGAAGAAATAACCAAGGCGGTAATGGTGACACTCAGTATCAGAACTACTGGGGTAGGGCAAGAGGGGCTGGTTCTACACCCTTAGCAGCTTTCATGCGCCCAATGCTCCCGACTGGTATGGGTATGTTCAATGCTGTAGCCGCTGGTTATGGTGTTCGTGAGCTTGTTGATGCTGGCCGTAACATGATGCAGATGGAAAGCATGTTGAAGGCGCTTTCTGGTGATACTGAAACATTCAACAGTAATTTGAAGTTCGTGAGACAAACCTCCGACGAGCTTGGTATCTCCATCCTTGATATGGGACGAAGCTACGCAAAGATATTCATGGCCGGTAAAGAACAGTTTGGCACTGCTGTATTGCAAGAAAGCTTCAAAGGCGCACAAAGCTACTTCCGTTTGTTGGGGATGAGCGCGGATAAGATTAATCTTGCTAACCGTGCCATTGAACAGATGTTCAATAAACAGCGTGTTATGTCAGAAGAACTGAAGAGTCAGTTGGGTGAACACGCTGCTGGTGTGATGAACTTTTTTGCTACAGCAGCAGGTACAGATGTTACCGGCCTTGTCAAGATGATGGAAGATGGTAAGGTTGGTGCTGATGTAATCATCAAGGCATTGTCTGAGATGGGCAAGTTTGCTAACGCTTCACCAGAACTCCAAAAACAATTGAAGATGTCTGCTGCTGCTCAAGAACGATTCAACAACCGGATGCGCGAGTTTTCCAAGATAATGATGGAAAGCGGGTTGGATGAGTTGTTGACTGAAATGTTTGGTCTGCTGTCTCAACTTGTTTCTGTTCTCACCCCGTTGTTCAAAGGGTTGCTGCTTGTTGTAAAAGGTTTGAAGCTCCTTGGTCAAATGATTGTCCAAAACAAGGAAGATGTCAAAGGATTTCTGATGGGGTTCTTTGGTGCTGGTGGATTGATTGCTGCTTTCACTATTCTCCGCACACAAGGGATCGCTGGAACTCTTAGTTCTCTCAGCCAATTTACTAAGCTGTTATGGGGAGCAATACCGCCTGTCGTTAGGCTTGCTGGATTGATTGGTGCATTGGCATTTGTTGCACAATCTCTTAATGACTACATGAATGGTGAAGATAATTGGGTTCATGGTTGGGCATTGGATATTGAATATGCCATGATGCTTTGGGATCAGTTCATTCTTAAAGTGCTGCTTGGTTGGGAAGATATGAAGCGAGGGATGAACCCTTTCTTTAATAAGGGTTCATTCAAGTATTCGGCTCCGAACATACAACTAGAATCTTTGCAGAAGCTGGAGATGAATAGTCTGACACCGAACGGTAAAACACCCGAACAGGTTCAGGATATGTTCAATAAGTTTAGAGAAAAGGCAACTCCGCGTACACCCGCAACAGACAACAAGCTAAGTAGTTTCAATCTTGAAGTTAATTTCAATGACCTTCCTGCCGATGTTAAGTTTGCTGCTAAGAGTGGTGATATGTATGCGTTTGGTCGTGGTGCTATGGACAGTATGCGTGTTGGCGGGTTGGGTGTGTTTTCATAACAACAGATACAAGGGGTGGGTGAAATGATTTACATTATGAAGACAGAGAATAAGGACATTATCTTATTTGACAGTGTTCTTTCTTTCTCGGAGAGTTACCAAGGAAGTGTATCCTCTCACCCTGTTGAAGATGGAAGTAAGATTTCTGACAATGTAACTGTTGAGAACGTGAAGATCAAGATTCAAGGGGTTGTAACGGACTACAACTTCTTCAACCCTATTAAAGACGCCGGAAACCAAACTGTACCGGGATATGATTATCCTCGCTTGTATGGTAGTATGTTGATTAACACCAAAGGTGAACCAGAGACAAATGCCAATGTGGCCATTCCAAGCGATTACAGTGGTGTAGATAATGACGGTAATGTCTCAGTCAAGGCCGCTATGGAAGTTGTTAAGCAGCGGTTAATTCAGGTTCAGCAGAAGAAAGAGTTTGTCACTATTCTCGGATACAATACCGATGGTAAAGATAGCGAGATAAACAAGTTCTCCAACTGCATTATAACTGATATTGCTTTCAATGAAACACCTGAAAGTGGGTATGCAATATATCCAGACATCACGATTGAACAGGTGAATGTTGTCAAGGTTAAAGTTACACAAGCTGAAGCCGATACCATTATCAATAGCAAAGTTGCTAACCAAGCTGCTGGTACAGACAGCAAAGGTAAAGGAAACTCCTTGAACGGAAAGACGGATGGCGTTGCCCCCGAGACAAACCAAGATGCCCACCAACCACAGATAGATAGAAATGCCGCCACTGAGGCGGAAACACAAGCAATGGTTGAGCGGTATTATAGGCAGACAGGAAAACCCTACGGTAGCAATATTCCCGGTACAATACGAAACTAAGGAGGTGGAACATGACTTTAGCAGTAACGCTTTTACCTCTTTATAACCAAGCATCCGTACAATATTCTGTTAATCTTGGAACTTCAGCTTGTACTCTTCTTTTCAATTACAACACCCGGACAGGTTATTATCACTTAACCGTAACATTGTCTGATGGAAATGTTGTGATGAATGGGAGGAAGGTGGTTCCGAGAACCAATATATTCACAAGTGATATGTATGACAAGGGGTTGAAGGGCAGCTTCTATTTGATGCCTAAAGAGGATAGCATTGTTGAATCACCTGAAACAATCATGTTTTGGGCTGATAATTATTTGTTCAGTTTTACAAGTTGATTGGGGTGAAAGGATGACTATACAGTATGAAAATGTTCAATGGGACAGGGATTACTTAGTCACATTCAAAAACCCTGAGAATGGTGTAATCATTCAAGTTGATTCATTGCGGGTTCAGTTTGATATTGAGATGTATGTTGACAACAAAGAAAAAACCAATAAAGGAACTGTTTCTCTTTCAAACCTGTCAGATGATACGTTGAACAAAATCAACACCCGTTACGGAACACTTACTCTTGCTGCTGGATACAAAGGTAATATCAAGAATGTTATCACTGGGGATGTAATTAACATCCGTACAACAAGAAACGGTAATGACAAGATAACCACATTTGAACTAGCACCAAACTTCATTAACTTGGCTATCAAGAAAGTGAACTACTCCTTCCCTGCTGACATTTACCTTGAGAGTGTGGTTGCTGAGATTGCTAACCAACTTTCCTTATCATTCACAAAATCAACAAAAGGTGAGTGGAGGACTCAGAAGTGTATCTACGGCTATCCGGCTTATGGTACAGGTAAGCAAGTGCTGGATGAGATTGCTTCTACATTTGCAATTGAGTGGAAGATTGTGGATGACCAGCTTATCGTTACTGATAGGTACAGCCTGAATGGTGGTGAAGAAGAGAAAGCTATCATCTTGAGCAAAGACAGTGGACTGCTTGACATCCCGTACACAGACAGTGAAGAGGTCAGTAAAGCCGTGGGTCAAGCCTTGGATAAAGAGAATGAACAATTCCTTACCTCTACAAAGGTATTGAAGCCAACTAAAAGTGGTAAGCCACGGAAGGTTAGCAGGTTTAAGGCTCGTCGATATGGGGTTAGGGTGAAAGCTTTGCTTAATCCTGAAATACGCCCCAACGGTTTGTTTAAGATAGTGACGGATGACAATTCCTTCAGCTCTTTCTATCGTGTTCGCTCTGTCAACTTCAAAGGAGACAGCAGAGGAACAGAGTGGTACATGGAGTTGTGGGGGGATAGTGTTAATGCAGATGAACTTGAATAAGGAAAGTAGCCATGACAGATATGACGTTTGAGAGTGCTACGAAGGCGCTGTTTGAATACCAAATGCGGAATATCTTCACAGCTATCCCTGCAAAAGTAATGATGGTTGAAAATGCAGACGAGCAACGAGTTTCTGTCAAACCACTAATTAATGCTGTGTTCCCCGACTGGGATGATAGTGAAGAGTTCCCAATAATACTGTCTGTCCCGCTGATGTACCCATCATCTTCAAGCTCCGCTGTTGTGTTTCCTGTTCATGCTGGTGATACAGTTTTACTGGTCTTTGCTCAGTCGTGTATGGATGTATTCAAAGGTGGTGATGGGAGTGTTCAACCCCCATCCGATTATCGTCGGTTTGATAAGAGGGATGCTGTAGCCATTCCCGGCTTATTCCCGTTTGGCTCTGCAATCAACAAAGTGTCCAAGCACACATTACCACATTCTACAGATGATTTGGTTGTGTTCCATAACTTAGGCACATCGGCTGAATGTGAACTACGGATGAAGCCAACAGGTAAGGTTGAGATTACATCCCCCCTGCAAGTGCAAGTTAATGCACCTGTTGTGAATGTGACAGCAACAACTTCAGCCACTATAACTGCTCCAGCTATCTATGCGACAGCAAGTACGTTGGCAACAATCACCGCACCAATTGCGGCAATTACAGCAGCTACATCAGCAACAGTGACATCGCCAATTATAGCCCTGACAGCCGTAACAAGTGTAGCAGTAACAAGCCCGCTATTTACATGGAATGGCTCTAACGTGGCAACAGCATAAGGAAGGGGAAGATGGACATATTGTTAGATGAAGATACGGGAGATATTGCTTTTACAAACGGTGAAAGTACAGTCACCAGTATTGGTGCTGAAGATTTGGCACAACGAATCAGAATCAGGTTGAATACATTCCAAGGCGAATGGTTCATGGATAATACACTAGGTATTGACTGGTTCAATCGTGTGATGGGGAAGAACAGAAGTAAGATGGCTGTAGACGCTCTGATTCAAGAAGCTATTCTGGAAGAGCCGGATGCTCTGCAAATCATTGCTTATTCCTCTTCCATCTCCACAGACAGGCGGTTCAGTTGTTCTTTCAAGGTGAGAACAGAGAATGGTGCTATTTCGTCAACACAGACATTCACGATTACACCAACTAATTAGAAACAGACACGGAGAAGATAAGTGGCTTACGGACTTTCTGATACAGGCTTCACAGTAAAACGCCTGAACGATATTATTACTGAATTGAAAGTGAATGCAGAAAGTGGTTTTGCTTCTCTGGTTGAGCCGGGGGATATTGTAAACACTTCTGACACTTCTGTCCTTGGACGCTTCATTAAACTGATTGCTGCTCCGATTGCTGACCTGTGGGAATCTGGTCAAGATGTGTATTCGGCCTTTGATATTACACAAGCAACTGGCAACTCTCTTGAGAATCTTACATTGCTTGGTGGGGTTCCTCGCAAGAGTGCTACTGCCTCTACAGTTAATCTGGTTTGCTACGGTGACTACGGAACTGTCATTCCATCTGATAGTAATGTTCGTTCATCCTCCACAGGAAAAGTATTCAGCACCACGGCAGGGATTACGTTAGATGAAAGCTTGTGTGTTGCTATCCAGATTGCTCCAGCCAGTGTTGCCAATTCTACGGCTTATAGTTTTACCTATCAGATTAGTGGTATCAACGCTAGTCCTGTTACTGTCTCTATTACTTCTGATGCTAGTGCTACTGAATCAGAGATTATCAACGCTATAATTGCATTGGTAAATCTAAGTCACAGCACATATATTACAGCAACGTTGGTTGACGGGGAAGCACTGATTCAGGAAGTCAATCAAGGATACACTTGCACGTTTGATGTTAATACGGATTTCACAATCAGTAAAGCGAAGAAAGGGGTGAGTGCTGAATGTACAGAGAATGGCCCTAATGCTCAGGTTTCTGACAGCATTCAAAGTATCCAGTCCCCTGTTATTGGATGGGACAGTGTAACAAACCCATCATCTGCTGTAGAAGGAACTAATCTGGAAACTGACACAGAACTTCGTTCTCGTTATTACACAGCTAAATTCCAAGATAGTGTCAACACATATGAGGCAATCTATGCTGCTTTGGTTAAGCTTGACGGGGTGGAACAAGTTATCATTTATGAAAACGAAACAGACACGGCCCTTATCAGTCCACCTGTTCCTGCACATTCGTTCTATCCTATTGTGCTTGGTGGCAATACTCAAGAGATTGCCCAAGCGATTTGGGACAACAAACCAGCCGGTATTTTAAGTTATGGTGGAGTGACAGAAGCTGTTATCGACAGTATGGGTGTTAGTCACGACATCTCACTAGATAGACCAACGGATGTAGATATTTATGTTGCAGTCAGTGTTAGTAAGGACTCCAACTACCCAACTAACGGTGATGACCAGATTAAGGAAGCCTTGGTAGCATATCTCAGTGGCTTCAATATTGGTGAAGATGTGTTGTTCAGCAGATTGTACACACCAATCAACAGTGTTCCGGGGCATTACGTCACTGACTTGTTTGTTGACATCTCTCCAACTCCTGTTGTCTCTGCAAATATTCCAATTGATTATAACGAACGTGCTGTTATCGACATTGCTAATATCTCTGTAACCAGCGTATAAACTGAGGTGAAGACATGATAACAAATGAGTTCACCTCTGTAGATTACTTGTCTCAAGGACGAGACAGGGTGGGAGAACAGTTTAAGAACAAAGCTGTATTCGATGCCTACTTAAAACTAGCAATGGATGCCTTGAATGAAGTGCAAGATGTTTACAAAGAGTTGATGCAGTTCCGTAGTATTGATACAGCAACTGGTATTCAACTGGATTTGATTGGTGAGATTGTTGGGCAACCAAGAACACTGATTAACTATAACGCCTTGCCGTTCTTTGGTTTTGATGGGGCATCTGCTGCTGAAACATTTGGCTCATCTTCGGATGCAACACTTGGCGGGTTGTGGAGAGCGAGTGGTCAAGCTGAAGGGACATCTTCTACGGTTGATGATGAGACATACAGGTTTCTGATTAAGTGCCGTATCATTGCTAACACAACTAGGGCAACACCTGAAGCTATAATTACTGGTCTGAACTTCATTACTGGTAATACTAATTCTGGTGTGGTCGAACAGCCAAATGCCCACATCACGCTTGATATACAGAACACTTTGACGGATTTGCAGGCATACTTCCTGCAAGGGTTGAGTGAAATTGGCAGTATTGTTCCAGTCCCTGTTGGTGTGGCTGTTGATTATGTGTTCTTTGAAGAGGAATACTTCGGATTCCTTGAAGACCCAAATGCCCCAACAGTTGGGACTTTAGGCGGGGCTGGATACGGTGTTGACTACGGGTATAGCTACGGAAGTATTATCACAACAAGTACTGGCGGATTTATTTCAGACCTTCGATAGCAGGTTATGACAACAGATTATGGTAATAGAGGAATACAAGAATGACAGCCACGACACTCCCTAATGCAGGGATGAAGTATAAATGGACACTAGGGGAAGATGGTTGGAATACTGGCATGGACAGCAACCTTCTCGCTCTTGATACACTGGTACAATGCTCTGTTATCAGCGCAGCAGCCACAACGCCACCCGGCTCACCTACACTAGGGGATAGTTATATTCCAGCTACAGGTGCTACTGGTGCTTGGGTGTCGCTGGTGGGGGATATTGTAATCTATGATGGATCAACATGGGTTTCTGTTGCTCCAAAAGAAGGGTGGGTGGTGTATGACAACAATACTAACAACTACTTAAAGTACACAGGAACCGCTTGGGTTGCTGACCCGTTGGGCGATAGGGCTTATGCAGATGGGTTGGCATCTCCACTGACTGCTAAGGTGTCTGAGGTTGAGTCGAGGGCTGATGATGGTGACGGCGCTGTACGTGCGCTTATTAAGTTCCAAGCCGGTGGTGTGTCTTCTGACGCCGTTCTTACCAACCCAACAATTAATCAAATCCGTGTGGGTGCTTCCTCAGCAGCTATCATGGGCGGCGGCAGTTCGACCGACCCGCATTTGATTGGCCTTGGATTCCCCCGTGCCAGTCTTGAGACTATCGGCAGCGATTTAGTTTTCGCACACGAAGTTGCTGACACATCAAAGCTGCGCGTCCGCAAGCACAGCACTACAAACGTGCAGACGGCGCTGGCATTGACAACTGATTACACTGTTGTTGTCGGTAGCGGCATCACAACAGTGACGCTCAACACCCCTTTGATTGCAAACGAGCGATGCTATGCCGAGGATACTGGTGTTGTTGAGGATAAAGGCGGCACAACGCCCAGTTACTGCGGTATCGGGCCGGGTGGGTATGATTGCCAAATATACTCAAATGTGATGCACCAAGTTCGCGGTGCTCATCACCGGGTGTTGGG